GCTCTTTTAAAATAGGGTAAGCTTAGCGTAGTTAGCAGTATAGGAGCGTGAACCTGTGTTACAAGCACAGGGTACGAAAAAGGGTGAGTAGGATGGATGGATGTGTGGAATAATCACATGAAGAGTTAGATCTATCATCTATAGGCTTCATTCAAATGTGGTTAATCGATGGGACAAGTAGTAATATACGTAGCATTTATATGGCACCGATATATCGGATCAGCCAATGAAGGCCAGTCTGGATGATACCGGTGGTAGCAGAGGCGCTGACTCGTTGTCTACGCGATTCACCTTCTGGAGGAGAAACATCGTAGATATGAGGGCCAATACGTGGAGTGCTTGATTCTGGAATAACGGCAATACCGCGGTGGTCGATAAGAGTATCAACAACCCCGGAGCCGCCGCCTGAATCAGCGAAGGAATGTGTTAGCACGGTGGTGCCAACAGGAGCATCAGTAATGCCACGAAAGGTGTTGATATAACGACCTCGGGGCAAGGTAAGCTCTCCTGAAACTCCTAAAGTGGCGCCAGGGAACATTGTACCTGCGATGTGTGTGAAAGGCAGGATAATGTCCCCGTGAGCAGCGGGTGGAACGTACAGTTCAATGGCAGCTCCAACCGAAGGCAGGGAGGAAACCGACAGCAAGTGTGGTATGGAAAGCTCCACATCGTATTCGACGTAAAGCTCTCCACACTGCACTACTGCCGCAGCTCCTGATCCGCCCTCAATGAAGTTTGCCACATCATAGGTTTTGATGTCAAGATGGCTGTCAAGTTGGGCAACTCGAACATACCTGTTCTTGTTGTCTGTACGTAGCTGGATAGAATCGTTAGCCCAGTAAGCAGATCGGGTTGCTCCGGCATACGACATCATTGCTGCTTTACTGGGCGGAGGGCCATCAGCAGCATCATAGTCGAGAGCCATAAGTTGGGAACCGATCGTGGTGGTAGAGGTGGTGGTTTCATAAACAAACCTAAGTTGGTGAAATTTGTACTTCTCAAAGCGTTGAGCAAGTCCTGATAGCCAAGGAAATGTCTGTGACATTCCTGGGTTGACAGGAAAAGTTGAAACTGCGAAGGCAACTACAGTATTTAAATCTGTAATATACTCGCGGTGACGAATTCGGAAGTTACCATTCTTAGAAGCCATACGCGGTTTGCGTGTGGTGTTTCGTGAAGACCTAGCCACGACAGCGACGTCTTTGCGACGTTGTTGGCGGGAATTGTTTCTCTTGGAATTGTTGGGCATGGTTGGGTGGAAATAAAATAAGCGTAAGCGGTGATTTCGTACCCCTGTCTGATCCACAGGGTCTCGTTAGCTACAAGTAGCCAGTGTCCGGGAGTGTCTTCCGAACGCGTGGTTTTCCAGTAGCATCGACGGGTGATTTCTGGTGCGCCACGTACAAAGTGTGGCATTGCGAGCAGAATCGGTGCCCCATAACAATAGCATTGCAAGGGGGCTTATTTAGATAAGGGCCATCCACCCTATCACCGCGTCGACAGCGGGTTTTCTCAGTTGTAGCAGGGGCCTTCCGTTTCCCTGGTTTTAACGTCATTGGTGGTTTTCTCCGACGATCAATGGGTTTAGGCAACAAATCCTGTGCTGCATTCACAGAAATACCTCCATTGGCATTGACACCACGTGGAGGAGGGGGGGGGGGGGCAGCCTCCGCAGGTCTTGGAGATGCTGGACCGGGTGCTCGCTTATCCAAGCGTGGCTTGATCAGAATGCCATTGAGAAGTACTGGTTCGTATTCTCTAGGCACCGGGATGAATTGTGAAATGATCCTAGGTTCATTCCATTTGGCATTTGGGTCTTGAGTCCAATCTTCAAACGACTGCAAGTCACCGAGATCGAATTCTTTAGCCCAGACCATGTCTTGCCAATCATCCGGCTGGTCAGGCATTTCCCACTGGTACCCCGTTTCAGGGCCAGTGTGGAATGACTGCATGTAGCCGATGTCATTAGTGAGCATAAGGGTTTTGTTGTCTGATAGGTTCTTTTCCAATATCTTGGCTTGCTCCTGTACTTGGTTGTAAATCATTCGCAACCAAGGTCCAAAATATCTGGTACGAGCATCATTATCCAGTGCTGAGCGCGACTTAGCGTAAGCAATGAGGCGATGATCCAAGGCAAGATGGTTCTTAGAAAGATGAAACTTGCTAAGTGCTCGCTTTGGGGAACAGATATTGTGGGTGGAGCCTTTCCACACAGCAGGGGAATAATGCCGGGACAAGAAAGAAATCGTTTCGCCAGGCGAACGTATCTCAAACTTGAGGACGAGGCCCCAGGTGGCAATGACTCTAGAAGCGATCTTTCGGGACGGTGGATTCCGCTGAAGGGAATCATCACCAGCCATGAGACCAAGGTTGTCGTAGCAGGCACGCGGGCTCTTATTCACTTCATTGAGTATACAATAAGTGAGAAAAGCATTGCGAGCCGTGTTCAACGCGCTTGTGAAAGGGTCACCAGAGGCCTGACCAGTTAATTGGCGGTACCAAACTCCGTAGCCTGCGCGAACATTATTGTCGTACGTTTGAGCATACCATTCAAGCACGAATGCATGGTCATCAGCATGGAAGTTGGCTAAAAGGAAAGCGATATCAAAGCGTCTTATTAGATGGTTAATAGTACCATCCATGCGCGAATAATCACCTTCACCAATTGTTTCTGTGGAACCGTCACTGGCATACATTGCAACCGCAATTGATATTTGCTTAGGCGTTAGCTTAAAAGCATACCATTTGGTTTTTGCAAGGTTGCGTCCCAGGGGACCAGCAATGCGAAGGCATTGGATCTTAACCTTGGGAGGCATGACAGTGATGTTCCGGACATCACCTGGTTTGGTAGATGCCTCAGTTTTTGGAAAAGAGGAAGTAAATTTCCCATACTTGGCGACTAACGCGAGCCAACTAGCATTGGAAAATTCAGACTGCTCCTCAAAGCCGTCTTTTTGTGTTTGACGCGTCTGTGCTTTTCTCACGGTTTCTTCTGAATCCAAAAACTGCCGTTTAAAGCCTTTGGTTCGGGTATACTGGGTGAGAAATGCGTCAATTTGTGACAATTGTTTGGAGGACAAATCGTCAGGTAGTTCCTTCTGGTTCTTGCGCCGCACCTGCTCTACTCGCGTCTGAACACTATTGTATGTGTTCTCACGGCACTTTGCAGGGGCATATGCGGCGCCAGGTGTTGGGGTTCCGCAAAAAGGACCAAAAGGAAATGGTTTATCAGGTAAACTGCTGTCGGGATCAACCTTATAGACATGTAAGTCAGGTTGACGCTCGTACTGAAGCACTTCAGGGATGTGCTTGTCAACGTACGTAACTGCGTGAATGACCACCGCGGCTGCAGTGTCATTCTTCTCGACAATAGTATCGGGGCACTTCATTGCGAGATTGCTGATAGTCATCAATCTTGAACCATTAAGGTTCCAAGCTTGGACAGCAGCAACAACGCTATCTGGGACCGTGTATTGTACTTCACGGCCATAGATAGAAAAGCTGTAGCGCACACCATCTTGGGGGTGTCGGGTGCAGAGCGCTAATATCACTTGACCATACTTGTTCAAAGCACTGGGAGGCACAAAAATAGCGCTGGGGCGTAATTTGCGTGGCAAGTGCTTGATAATATCAGGCATGTGCCAAATTGTGTGAAACAAGTTGAAGCGGGCTGCAGGTTTCAGGCACCAAATAGTGCGATTAGCTCCTGTAGGTACGTGGAGTGAAAAGTGCAGGGCGCTGGTGACATGGAAGACTCGATGGAGTTCTTCAGCAGCTAGGAAGGCGAGGCCTCCGATGATAGTTTTCATGGAACGGGTGCTTTTAAGGCAGCAAGCAATGGCTGCAATTCCGGCACCAACTCCGGCAAGTAAACTCCACCTGGATACCCTTGGATGATGGATGGATGAGAGAACTTCAACATTATTATCAATAATATCTTGTTCATAATTCATCTCGTCACATTTAAAGACCCATTTGTCAATAATGTGGTCATACCTGACATTGATTTCATCAGTGTCAAAGGTTGGTCCAGAGGGGCGGTAGGTGTAGCTGAATATGTTGGATCCTAGGTCCGCTGAGGTGGTCAACGTATCGTTGAGTTGTCTCATGGAAAACCAATCAAGGTCATCCACACACATGAGGTCCTGGCCGGACTTGAGTTGTGAATCACTGGGATCGCTATAATAAACAGCATCTTTCATAGTCCGGATTTGCCTGTTGCCGTCGTGTCCAAGGCGTGTATCACGCGTGGACTTGTTTGCAGCAAAAGGATCCTTACCTAAAGAGAGTTTGATAGTTCGTCGAATCCAAAGGGCAGCAGCAGTACGTCGCTGAGCGGCCAGAGGATGAGTGTTAGAGTTATCCTTGCGGCCAGTAACTTGGCGGAAAGGAATAGAAAGAACCCGGCTTCTCCAATCTCCAACAGATGAACCGGGTAAAGTGTGGGGGGTCAATTGAGACCATCGTACAATGTAATTGCGTAGCCACTCGCGCACAGGATGCACGTAGCCGAGTGTCTTGGCAATTAGGACGATGGTGGCCGCGAAGACAAGTGTCTTCTTAGCAGTTGAGCCGATAATAGGGGGTAATCTCTTTTTCAAGAGAGAGGTAAGCAGGGAGAAAACGAATTTTCTCACAGTGGCAGTTTGAGGTGCTGCCACCGTCGCAGGGGTTGAGGTTCCCCCACGGCCCGGAAAAATCCGGGACTCTGTACTGCCCACAAGGTTTAAGCCTGTGAACAGTGCGTTAGTCAGGATCGC